AGTTCGGCAGGAACTATCTGAATGAGGAAGACCTGCAGCCCACGGAAGAGAAGCCGACCGGAACATTTCAGATTCTGGACGAGGAATTGTGTGTGAACTGGTGAAGGAGGAAAAACACATGGAGAGATATGCGATCATCATCAGGCCGAACGAGGAGACGGTGCTGCTGCACTGCTACCCCGGCGACAGCTTAGACCTGAAGGCACTGCAGGAGATCGTAGAAGGCCATATTGAAACGGTGCCAACGGCGCTGGCGGGCGAATGGAGCCATGAGCAGGGTGTGGGGCTGACGCTCATCATCAACGAGGAGGGCAAGCTGCTGGGGATGCCGGTGAACCGACTGGCCACAGACATGGCGTACCTCTTCAACGATGTCATCGTAGGCAACGCCATCCTGATAGGCACGACGGACGAGGACTTCATCGGGCTGACGAAGGAAGCGGCGGAGAACATCGTGGAAAAGTGGGGATAAAGGGATGCGGAGTGATCGAAACGAGATTTATTATACCGCCTGCTGGCGAGAGCTTCGGAGCTTTCTGGTGGAGGTTGTCCGCGACGACACGGGCGAATATCCGCAGGCGGCTGATTTTTTGAAGCTGATGAAATCCATCGAGAGAAAGGTTGAAAGCAATGCTGAATGATACGGCTATCATGGGGCGGCTGACCGCTGACCCGGAGCTGCGGCGGACAAGCACCGGCATACCGGTGTGCAGCTTCACGCTGGCGGTGGAGCGGGACGGCAAGCCGGGAGAAGACGGCAAGCGCGCCACGGACTTCATCGACTGCGTGGCATGGAGAGGAACGGCGGAGTTCCTGTGCAAGTTCTTCGGCAAGGGACGGATGGTGGTGGCCACTGGCCGCCTGCAGACGCGCACATGGAAGGACAAGCACGATCAGACGCGCAAGGAGACGGAGCTGAACGCCACCAACCTGTACTTCGGAGACACGAAGAAGCTGGAGCAGGTAGCAGACATCTACCAGCAGGGCGGGAACGCCTACGACGAGATCACGGAAGACGACGGTGAACTGCCGTTTTAGACGGGAGGAAAAACATGGAAACGAGATACCGCACGGTACATAGGCACAAGCACCGGACGCTGAAGAGCGTGTGGGGTGCGCTGGCGGGGCTGAGCTTCCTGCTGATGCTGGGCATCGGCGGAGGCGTGGAGCAGGACAGCATCGCGCTGAGCGCGGGCTTCCTGATGATGGCTGCATCCATGTGCGCGGCGGCGCTGTTCGCGTGGCTGGCGGGGTGGATGGAATGAGAAAGAGAGCACTTGCGGTAGCGGCGGCGCTGCTGATGCTGGCGGCGGTGGTGGCCAAGGCGCTGATGTTGAGCACAACGGCACAGCCGATTGAGCAGGACGAGGCAGAGACCGAGAAGCTGACGCAGACCTATGTGACGTACATGCCGGAGCCGGTCATCCGACAGGAAGAGCCTGAGCGGGACATGAGCGCGTGGACAGAGGCAGCGGCGTACATCGCCAAGACCGTATACGGCGAGGCCATGGTGTGCGGAACAACAGAGCGGGCAGCGGTGGTGTGGTGCATTCTGAACCGAGCAGACGATGCACGGGATGCGACACCGGCGGGCGTGATTGCTGTGGTGACAAAGCCGTACCAGTTCCATGGATATGCAGCAGATCATCCGCTGCTGCCGGAGATGGAGGAGCTGGCGCTGGATGTGATCGAACGGTGGCTGGACGAAAAGGACGGGAAGGCTGACATCGGCAGAGTGCTGCCGAGGGAATACCTTTTCTTCACCGGCGACGGAGAACACAACCACTTCCGGACGGAGTGGGACGGCGGGCAAGTTTGGGACTGGAGCCTGCAAAGCCCGTATGAGGAGTGAGCGGATGGAACAGCTGAGCCTCTTCCCTGCTGCACTGCGCGTGGGCGCATACATAGAGGAACACGGGCGGAGGCTTGCATGGGATGAGCTTCAGGCGGGCATGACCGTCATATATGACTGTTCCACGGAAAGCCACGAGTGGCTGATGGTCACAACCGTGGAAAAGATCATCCGGACACCGGACGATCTCAGGGTAATTCTGGATGGCGGAAGAAAGCAAAGGCCGCTCATCAACCGCTGCCACATCGAAAACGGAAGAACAAAGCTGTGGCGGGAGGCAGGCGCATGAGAGAACAGGAAGCGCGGGAGATACCGGGGCTGCGGTATGAGACCTGCCGTGGCTGCGGGCTAAGATGGAACATCGCCAAAGGCCAAACGATACCAAAGGACGGATACCTCTGCCCACGCTGCCAGTGGGGGCGGACGATATACAAACAAAATGACAGGAGGAAATGAACATGAGCGACATCAAGGTGACACAGGCGGAGATCGACCTGCTGCTGAACAGCGCGGACGTGAAGGTACGCACGGAGTTCGGCAAGTGCACGGTGGTGACGGTGCGGCTGCGCAACGGCTTCATCCTGACGGAGAGCAGCGCGTGCGTAGACCCGGCCAACTACGACGCAGAGCTGGGCAAGAGACTGTGCTTGCAGCACATCGAGAACCGGCTGTGGGAGCTGGAGGGCTATGCCCTGCAGAAGAGGACGGACGAGGAGCGCACCATGGAATGCGCGGCGGCGGATACCGAGACGCGGGACTTCGGCTGGGCGCTGAGCAAGCTACGCTGCGGCTGGCCGGTTCGGCGCAGAGGCTGGAACGGCAAGGGCATTTTCATCAAGCTGCAGGTGCCGGATGAGCACAGCAAGATGACCAGCCCGTACATCTACATCGACACCACTGGCCTGCGCAGCAACAATCCGGATGCACCGCGCAGCTGCGTGCCGTGGCTGGCAAGCCAGACGGACATGCTGGCGGAGGACTGGGAGATCGCGGAGGTGCGGCATGGATAACCTGAGCGCACAGCAGAAGTTGATGGGCAACATGCAGGCGACCTCTGCGGAGCTGCTGAGCGGCATTATGGAAGAACGCGGACGCGGATTTGCCAGTGACCGGGAAGCGTGGGCACAGCTGAAGGAGAACATCGAGAACGTGGAGAGCCGGATGAAGGCCATCAAGGACGTGCACAAGGATATGTGGAGCGCGGTGAAAGACCATAACGGCGACGCATTCTGCGCGCTGGCGGGCGAGTTCCAGCGCAGCGCGATCCTGCTGGCCATGGAGTGGACGAATGCCAGCGTGCTGGCAAACATCGCGGTGCTGCACGGGGAGGACGAATGATAACGAGAAGCGAATTGCTGCACGCGGCGGAGGTCTGCGTGTGCGGGCAGAGAGAAGAAGACTACGGAACGCCGGAGGACAGCTTCCGCGTCATCGGTGAGCTGTGGGAGACTTACATCAAAGAAAAATGCGTCGGAGACCCGGCGGCGGAGGTTTGCATCGTGCCGGAGGATGTGGCGGCGCTGCTGGCGCTGCTGAAGATCGCGCGCATCGCAACCGGCCACGGCAAGAGCGACAACTGGGTAGACCTTGCGGGCTATGCGGCCTGCGGCGGAGAGCTGCAGAGCAGACCGGCGAGGTGAGCGGAATGAAGCGACTGACGGTGGACACCGACCTTCCCTTCTGCGACATTGCCAAGTGCGACTTCATCCCCGGCGGGAGCTTCTGCGAGGATGGGCGATGTGATCAACGGCGCTGCTACGAGAAGCTGCGGGAATACGAGCGCAGCGATCTGGAGCCTGAGACGCTGCGAAAGGCACAGGGGCTGCTGAAGGAGCTGAAGGACGCGCGGCAGACCGTGGAGCTGATGGATGCCTGCGGCAAGCGGGTATGCAGCAGCGAGGAACACTGGGGCTGCCCATACGGCAACGAGGGCATGACAGACTGCGCGGTGCTGCTGGAGGCGGCCTATGAGGACACCGTTGAAAAGCTGCTGGCGCTGAAGGAAACACTGGAGGGATAAGCGATGGCAAAGCAGAGCGGATACCTACAGAAGCTGGCGGCGCAGCAAGCTGTTCGGGATGAGAAGACCCGGCGCTTTACGCTGCAGCAGTGCAAGGACATGATGCTCATCACCATGCACGAAGACTTCGGCTGGGGCGAAGAGCGGCTGAAGAAGCTGAGCGACTGCTACGACCAGACCTTTATGACCTATGCGGAAATGTGCCTTGCGGATGCAAAGACCGACAAGCAGATATGGTTCACGCAGGGCAAGGTGGACGAGCGCCTGAAGAAGGCGTGCGGAAAATACTTCGTACCGTGGGATGAACGGTACAGATAATCAGGAGGATACCACATGAATATCAGAAAGACCATCACAAGCGAGATCGAGTGGAACACCATTAAGAAGGCGCAGGCGGACGGAAAGCTGCAGGAGCTGCTGCAGGTGGGAGATGAGCTGGACATCACGCTGAAGACCGGCGAAGAGCTGACGGTGCAGGCCGTGGGCACCACGGAGCACGGCCTGATTTTCCTGCTGAAGGACTGCATGAAGGACGAACACGGGATGAACAAGCGCATGACCAGCAAAGGCGGCTGGCGGGACAGCGAGATGCGCCTGTGGCTCAACGGAACCATCATCCACATGCTGCCGGATGAGATGCGGGAGATGATCGTGCCGCGCTGCATCGTACAGACCATGGACGGCGAACGACTGGAGAGCGAGGACAAGCTGTGGCTGCCGTCGTTCACAGAGATGTTCGGCAAGGAAGGAGCAGAGGACTGGGCACCGGCGGACACAGATGAGACACAGCTGGAGCTGTTCAGCACGGAACGCAGCCGCGTGAAGGAGAGACCGGGGAACGGTACATGGTGGTACTGGCTCCGCTCTCCGTATGGCAGCGACTCCACGTGTTTCTGCGTTGTCTACAGCAACGGCTACGCCACCTGCAACGACGCGAGCCTTGCGTATGGCGTGGCCTTCGGCTTCTGCCTTTAATCTGAGATCGAAACCATCCGCGCGCCGCGTGCGCGCGGGAAGGAGCGAAACATGAAACCGAGCTGCAGCAGCTGCGCACATGCCTTCCGGGGGGAATGGAGCCGCGACACAGACGCGCTGCGCTGCGGATACCGGGCAAGGTCGGAGGAACGCGCACCGGCGCGGGCGGACGGCGTTCCCATGATGAAACCGCAGAGCGCCTACGGGCGGGTGACGCAGCTTTTTCCGAAGGGCAAGGAAGCGTGCGTGGAAGGGAATGCACCGCCAGCGTGGTGCTACGGGCATTATATATCCACATAGCCGAAACAGGGCGCGCTGTGCGTCCTGTCTGCCGGGGACAGCCTCCCGGCACTGACGATGGCAGGCTGAATACTTATATATAATTCGCGCGCGCACGCGCGAATTGAGGCTTGTAACCAATCTTAACTTAGCAACCAGAGAGGAGCTGCGGGGGTGTACACAGGGAGAACATTCAACCGGGAGAGCGTATATGTCTGCGGCGATTACATGGACGGAGACATATATCCGGTATTCCAAGCGCCGGGGAAGCGGAGATCGCGGTGCAAGCCCACGAGCGAAATTCAGCAGAAGCTGAACCAGAAGAACGCGGAGAAGAAGCTGACCCGCTTAGTGCACAGCAACTTCACCGAGGATGACATTGCCCTGCATCTGACCTACCGTCCCGGCGAAGAGCCGCAGACGGAGGAGGAAGCGCAGCACATCCTGAGCAATTACATCCGAAGACTGAAGCGCCGGTATGCAAAGCTGGGGATGGAACTGAAGTACATCAGCTGCACAGAATACGGCAAGACCAACGGAAGAGTGCATCACCATGTCATTCTCAGCGGCGGATTAGACCGCGACACCATCGAGAAGGTGTGGGGGCTGGGATACGCCAACAGCAAGCGGCTGCAGTTCAACGAATCCGGCGTGACCGGCCTTGCGCACTACATCGCCAAGGACAAGCATTTCTTCAAGCGCTGGAACCAGAGCCGGAACCTGACCATCCCGCAGTGCGCGCAGTTTGACGGGCAGCTGAACATGGACGACATAGCAGACATCGAGGAGGCCATCGAGTGCGGAACGCAGTGGCAGTGGTTTGAAGACCGCTACCCGGACTTTCAGCTGGTGGAGGCCACCTGCTACAAGAACAATATCAACCGAGGGACATATATCCACTTCGAGATGCGCAGGCGTGAGCGAAGCGGTTCTTCGGCGGCGCAGCCTGCGCGCATGAAAAAGCGTACTCCATCAGGCAGACCCTGATGCGGGGCAATATATAACCGGGAGGAATTGAATATGGCAAAGACACTGAACGAGTGGGCACGGGACATTCACCAGAACGCGGTGGCGCACGGCTGGTGGGACGAGCCGCGCAGCTTCGGAGACATTGTGGCGCTGTGCCACAGCGAACTGTCCGAGGCGCTGGAGGAATACCGCAACGGGAAACCCATGATCTACGGCTGCTGCGGCCACTGCGACAAGGAAACACAGTGCGAAGTGGATGGCAAGCCGGAGCACAGCTGCAAGCCGGAGGGCATTGCCACGGAGATGGTGGACTGCCTCATCCGCATCCTCGACTGGTGCGGCAAGGAAGGCGTGGATGTGGAGGCGGTGCTGGCGCAGAAGCACGAGTACAACCGCACGCGCCCGTAC